GCAGAAACGGCTAGTTTAATCGCCGATAACCACATAATTAGTACGCTTTAGAGTTTCTTTTCTTTTCTGCTAACATTCTTTTCTGACCGCCAACTGGCATTTCAGGTTTTCCTGTAGCAATATAGTTAAAAGATTGGTCAGCAGTTGTTTTAGATCTAGGATCTACTTCAATTTGCTGTTCTGCAACCTTAACTTCTTTTATTTTGTCTAGTTTTTGCATTTATGCTCCTTTTTTTACTCCTTTTATAACACCTTTGTTCTTAGATGCATAGAATATCTTTTCACCCCTCTTTTTACCGTACTGTTTTTTCATAGATTTCATAATTTTTTTACCTTTTTTGTTTAATGGCATTAATTATCCTCCGTAATTACGGCTGCTTGCTGTACTCCGGTCTTTGCAAGGCTAACTCCAGCACGTAATTTTGCTAAATCTTCGTTTTGATCTAGTTTATCTTCTGCAATTTCTCCTTGTTGCATTAATCTTGCTCGTGCTAGGTCAATTTGAGCTTCATCATTGTCTTTTTTACGTTCATTTTCCATTGCACGTAAGTCAACCTCACGTGATTTTAGTTTTAGAAGAGGGTCATTGTCAAATTGTGAAGTAATTTTCTTTTCTTCCTTCATAAATTCTTCTGTCATCTCTGCAATCAACACAGATTTTCTTGCTTCAATTTGATTATTTAACATTTCCAGTTGTTGTTGAATGTTTGGATCCATAGCTGCTTGTTGTTGCATCATCATCATCTGTTGCATTTGCTCTCTAAACTCTAATTGTACTTGTTCTTGAGCCATTAAACTAATGTGTTCTAAAATATTTTTTTGTATCGAAGCCATAACCGCAGGATTATTTCTTACAATGTTAGTTGACATAAAATTTAAGTGAGCTGTAATGTGTGCTCTGTGATCTTGACCTGGAAAAGCTTGAAATGGCTTGCCAGCTAACGCGTTTATATGCTCCATACTCGGATCCATAGGTGCAGTTGGCGCCGGTGGAGGCAATACCGCATCTACATTTTTAACACCAATTGCTTCATACATGTTTCTGTATATCTGATACATGTTATGTAGTTGTGGATTTGATGTTGCGATCTGTAATTGTGTTTGTGCAAGTGTAATTCTTTGCGACATAGAAAATATATTTGGATCTGCAACTGGTATTACATCTATTCTGTCATCAAAATCTGCTTGTTTAATATTTCTTGCACCACCGACAACATCATAAGGATACTCTGGTGGTAAATATTGTGATACAACTTTTGAAAGTAAAGCAAATTCTTCTTTCATTGCCGCGTAACATCTTTTGTGTATTGCAGACATAACTCTAGACCCACGTTCTAGTAATGCAATAGTTGTTCCAACTGCTGCACCTTGATTACCATCTCCTACTTGCATGTCAGCAATAGCTGCAAATCTTTGTCCTGCTTGTACAACAATACCTAATAAATTTAATAATGTTTGAGATGGTTCTTTGTATGGTAAAGGAAAAAATGCATCACGTAATGATCCACCAGGAGCATCAACATCTTTAAATTCACCTGGCTGTATTGGTGCTGCTTCATCTCTAACTCTAACACCTCTTTGTTTAAATCCTGCAGGTAAATTAGATAAAGTTCCTGCATCTAATAATTGACGGAGAGCCGCCGTTGCCGTACGACTCAATCCGCCAATCATATGTATTAATCCAAAGCCATAAAATCCAAGTCCTGGCAGAAATTTAAAATGGACAAAATATTGGATCTTAGTTTTCTTTAGATCATTGGGCGCATAGTTTCTCCGTATAGAGAGAACTGCTCGGCTGCCTTCTTCTACAGTTACTATGTAGGGCAATTTTATTCCTGTTGGTTGACCTTCGCCATCAACATCTTCAAAACCTTCTAAGTCTAAATTTACATGACACTCTAACAAAGTATAAACTGGTTCGTTCTTACCAGATTTTTTACTACCATCTAATTCACGTTCTTTTTTCTCTACAGTGTTTTGTTCAACATTGCCTGGAGGAGATAATTCTATATCTCTATAAAAACCAGACACTTGTTGTTTTCTTAATTCATTTTCTGACATTTTAATTACATGAATTACAGCTTGAGCGTCTTCTATTGAAGTTGCAGTGTAGGGAACTATTAATTCATCAGCAGGAACGAATTTTGATACCACTCTTCCAAGAGGCACATCGTAATAAACTTTTTTAAATGTAGAACCTGCTAATGGTAAATGAAATAACATAGAATCAAACTCTGCTTCGTACTCTTTCATTTGATCCATAATTAAATAATTCATGTAATCTTTTACACGAGTCGCTTGTTGTTCTGTTTGTGGATTTTTAATTCCTATAACTTGTGTTCTTACAGGTCCATCTGCTGGTAATAATTCTTTGTATGCTTGTGCTTGAAACTGTGTAACTGCTTCTGCTAATACTGGGTGTGTTGCACCACTTGCACCTTGAAAGGGTTCTGTTCTGTTTTCATATTTAAATCCTAAAAGATCTAAACCTTCTGTATAAGATCGTTCCCAATCTTTTCTTGAGGATTTATAATCCATATAATTATTTACCATTTCAGATCCTGTTGGTTCTAAAATATCGTCTGGTAAAATATCTGCTAAGTTATCAAAATGATTTTCTGTGCCTGGTATATTTATTGCACCTGGTTCAAAGTCAATCGTTGCGCCACCATCTTCTTCTGGCACCACTTCAACTGGTCCTTTTTCTGGTATTTCTTCCTGAACAGTAACCTCTGCTATTTCCTCTTCTGAAGGAACTTCAACTTTAGTTCTAGTGTTCGGGAGTCCTTTGTCTATTTCTGCCATATAATACTCCTAATAGTTTCTAACACGGTTTTTAAGGGATAGCAACCCCTGTGAGTTTGGTCCTGCTTCTGGTGCTGGACCTGAAGAAACCCCTGCTTGTTTTGCAATACCACCACCAGCTAAATTAGCGACACCGCCTGCTTCTGCTATTGCACCAAAACCTGCATCTTGTAATATTTTATCATATCCACCAAGAATATCGACTGTTTCATCAACAGGCAAATTTTGATCTTCTAAATATTTATTTATTTTTTCTGGAGTTAACATATCTCCTTCTTTTATTCTTTTTTGAATTTGCATATCTATTGCTCTTTCACTAGATGGAACGAACATAGGTGCATTAATTACGGATAATTTTTCTTGAGCATTTATTAACGCATCATAGTATGCTCTATCTTTAATTTTTAAATCCATTGGTTTTTGAAAACCAGTTATTAATTGCTCTGCTTTACTTAATTGTCCAGATCTATACATGTCTTTTATCTCAGCTTGTTTTTTATTTATTTTTTTCAATACATCTTGTTTGTTATCAGGTGTATAACCAAAATCACCAACACCATAAGTTTCTTGTTCATACTCATCTTTTAATCTTTGTAATTTTTTTACAGCTTCATTTTTATCATTAATTAATTCTTGTTGATCTAAAACATATTCAACTTTATCTTTATCTGTAGCGGCACCTATGAGTTCTTCTCTTATACCTTCGTCATAACTTTTCATAAGTCCAAGTCCTCTAAGTGGTGCAGTTAAATAAGATTTACGCAAAGCTTGCATTGTTGATTCCCCCTCACTAATTACTTTATCAAAACCTAATGCTGCCTCTAAAAACAACTCACTGACTACACCTGCTTTAACTAAAGCTCTCGCACCTTTTGATCCAAAGTTTTTAAATTTATTTGCAATTCTACTTGCTTCGCCAGAAGTTGCTGCACCTGTTCTTACTTTTGTAATTTCATTTCTCATACCAGTAACAGCTTCGTCTATTGAACAAGTTCCAACTGTGCCACCATTTGCTTTTGAGTTTGGACAAAACTTCATAAGTTGTTTATATAATGGTGTGCCCGGTTTAAGTTCTTGTGTTAGTGGAACTCCTTTTGTTTGTATTACAACTCCTTTACTAGTAGCTATATCTGTTATATTTTTTTTAGCAGGTCCGCTTAACGCATCAAAATTTTTAATATACTTAGATGCGTCTACTTTTTTTCCAGGCTCGCTTATAATTATAGGAGTATCTACTTTAAATTTTTCTTGAAAAGCTTTGGATACTTTATTAAAGTCATCTATGTCTGATGCACTGGCTGTGCCATCTAATACTTTTGGAAATAATCTACTAAATGGTCCATCTATAATTAAACCTTTTCTAGTATTTATTTTTTTATCTATTACTTGAGTTAACTCAGTATAGCCAGGTGCATTTTCAAATGTGGCTGCTATACCCACGACTTCATCTAAATTAAATATATTAGTATCAACTGCTTTTAATATATTAGTTCTTAATGTTTGTAGTTTTTGACCTTTTGTATTTAACAATCTATCTCTTATATTCAATCTAGATCTTCTTAACTCCTCACTAGCAAATTTTCCCCATTGATCTTGTGGCGGAAACTCTGATAAAATTTCATCTAACATTAATCCTTGCGGAGAAATAATTCCTGGCACTTCTCTAAACCCTAACAAAAATTCTTGATATCTAATTAAATCTTGAGCTACCATTCTAAGTGCAGCATCGGTAGTATTCCCGTATATTAATCCTGCAAGTTGTCTTGCATTATTAATATCTGTTGGATCCTTCATTGCTATTGCATGAATAGCTTTTACCGCTCTATCAAAAGGTATTTTCTTTTCTAATTTTTTAGTTATAGTAAATTTATCCGCTTTCTTAATTGCATTTTCAGCTGCAGACTCTGTAGTAGTGTAAACCATTTTAGTGCTTGTGCCTTTTTCTCCTGATGGAACCTGTACTTTAAACTTTGCATTAGTTGGAATATCTGGATTTATTTTTCTGTCGTTAGCAGTAATTGGTCTAACTATTTTATAAATTTTTCTTTCCTCTGGAGATGAATATATTTTTTGTTTTACAGAACTAGCTAATTCTTTTTTTGGTATATCTACTCCTGGAACTCCATCTTTTTTTGCTTGAGTTATAACACCTCCAACCGTGGATTGATTTAATTTTATATTATGATTTTTTTCTAGAATTTCAGAGATTGCTTGTGATCCTAATTTATCTTCTACTCTGTATTTTAATATTAAATCTTTTGTTTCTTGAGGTAGAGAAGAACCTTTTCCTAATTCAATTCTTGAGCTAGACTCAAGATACTGTTTCATCTGTCTATATTGCGGAGGTGTAAGTGACATTATTCTCCTAACATTCTAGCGATGCCACCAGATGCTTTTTTAATTGATGGAATATTATCTGACACTTCATCTACGATTTCTTTTTTAACTATTTCACTTATATCATCAGCACCTGCCATAGTTCCATCTTGATCAAACTCTACTTTGTATTCATCATACTCATCTGGCGGTGTCCCTTTTGTAGTTTCATCACCTCTTCCTTTTTTATAATCCATAACAGTTCTATCATTTATAGTGTCAAAACTTTTATCATTATAAACTCCTACGCCTGTTTTATCTTTTACAATTTGCATATCACCTGTTGAAATATCTTCAGTTAATGTATACTCATCACCGTTCTTACCTGTATAATAATATTCATTTACTCTTTCTTGAGGTTTGACTTTTGATTCTTTACCTAAAAGTTTAATTTTTTCTGCTAAACTAAAAAAATAATCTGGTGGTTGTGTGTTAGGAACAACTTTAGTTACATCTTTTGCAACTTTTGCTGTTTTACCTGTTTTAAAAAATTTTCCAAGAATAGGTATTGTTGCAAGACCACCCATAATTTTCATAAAAGTTCTTCTGTCCATACCATCTTTTAAACCAATACGACCTCCGTCTTTATAACCTTCTTTCATTGCTTGTCTAACAGCTTCACCCATATCAAAACCATCATCCATTAGTTCTCGTACACGCTTAGCAAATTTTGCAGTTTGTGCGTCTTCATCAGCAACTCCATTTCCTTCTGCATAACCAATACGACCACCGTCTGCTTTTTCTTCCATATAAATATTTTTATGAAGATCTAATAACATTTTTTCTAATAACTCTGGACTATCTTTATATTTTTCTTTGTACTCTTGAGAAAACTCTTCAAACATTTTATCTTGTCGTTCTTTTTTCTGTTCCTCATTCATATTCTTTAACATTTTTTTTAATTGATTAGTTACTAATGCACCACTGGCAGCGATAGGTATAACCTCTGATGCTACTTCTAATTCTTTTCCTTCTTTCATTCTATCTTTTACGCTTTTGTTATATTTTTTAAATGCTTGAACTGGACTGTTCTCACTTAAAAATTTTATAAATCTTGGACCAAGTCCTTGAGAAAAGCCAATACGTCCCCCCTCTGCAAAACGTTTTAAAAGTTGAATTTTAAATTCAGGTTCACCTTTATCTACATCATACATAAGCTGTCCACTAATTCCCTCACCACCTGGATTAATATCTAATCCTATCGCTCTTTTTCTAGAACCACCTTCACCTAAAATTAATTCTTGATCATCTTTTTCAACTCTTGTCCTACCTTTGTCACGACCATAGGTCGTAAGAAAATTTATTCTGTCGGTTATTGGAAACTTTGAATTAAGAAGAATTTTGTATGTTTCATTATCCATTGTAATACCCTCTGGTGCACCTATAATTTGTTGTTTACCAGATTTAGATCCTTCAGCTTCTATATTAACAAACTTCTTAATTTTATCTGCAAGTTTCTTCATTTTCAAACGGTTTCTTTCTCTTGGTGTCATGTTAAGTAACTCTGACAAACCTTCACTACCATTAGCAAAACCTGCACGTCCACCTTTCGCCAATCCTTCAATTAATGGTTTACCTTTTTTTAACGTATCTAAAACTTCAGTATAACTCATGCCATAATTATCCATGACATATGGAATCTGACCAGATTTACCTGACTTTAATATCATTTGAATATCTTTGTCAGTTGCATTGCCAAACTTTTTAAAATCAGATACTAATTTTTCTACACTGTAATCTCTGTCTGAAATACTTTTTATACCCATCTCTTCATCAAACTTAGCTCTCATCGCAAGTGGTATTGCTTCTTCTCCTTCTGCAGTTCTAGTAGGAAATTTTTTCATCATCGCAAACTCTCTTGCAATATCAGGATCTCTTAATAATTGATTTTTAATACCTGTAAAGTCGCCTTTCTTTGTGGCTTCTTTTATATTTTTAAAGGGACTTGGCATTTGATCTGTAATATCTATGACATTGTCTTTAGCAATTGTTTTTGTTTTTGCTGCAGAAGATTGATTAATAAAAGCCATAGCTTCATTCATGGCTCCGTCTGATTTAATAGCATCTGGGTTAATGCCATTTTCAATAAGAAGCTGTCTTAGTATACCTTCTTGAAAATCTACCTTTTGAGTATTTGGTATTATCATGATACCTTCATCAGTCGTTTTAAGTAAATTTTTTTTAGCGTAGTTTCTAATAAAGTTGACTTTTGACATTAATAATAATTCCTTTTACGTTCGCCGAGTTTTTCTTCGACATAGTCTTCAGGGTGACCGATTAGACCGCCCTGTCTAAATCGCATGATAGCCTGGGTCGTAGAGTCGACCAAGTCATCATGATCACCGTAAGGAAATGCAGCACACTCTTCAATGACGTCGTCTGCAAATTTCTGCTCAGGTGCCCATATCATACCAGATTCAAACAAAGGTGCAACCGCATTTACACGTGCATGCTTATCATTTCCTTTGCTTGGACTAAAATTTACAACTGGTATGTCCATCTGCCTTAACTCGTAAGTTAGTGGTAAACCAGATGCTTTAGCCTCAATAATTACTGTTTCAGGTTTCCAATAAGAATATTGTTCAAGAGCCAGTCTTCGTAGTTCTGGAAACTCGTATCTACCCTTTACCGCATCTAACAATATTAAATTAGCAGGACTATCTTCGTCTGGATAGAATATACCCCATGTCGTTATCGCACTGTAATCAGCTGTCTCCTTTTTTAAAAATGCTGTGTCGTAAGATTGTATCACGTGTTGTAGCTGTGGTATGTCATCGTTGGTGTACTTCATCCACCACTCCCTTTTTAATATTGCACCTTCCTCTGCTGTTGGGTTCTGCATCCACTGTGCGTTCCATTTGCCCGTGGGCAGTGTTGCTTGAACCTTTTCTAATTCATCTAACTTCCAATACTCTGGCCAAACAGGAGTTGCGTTCCGTGAGCCGTGGTCCATGATTGCTGGAAACTCGACCACGTGCCACTGATCAGCTTTTGCTTCTTTCTGGTTCGCGAGTAATTTTCCTGTTAAATCTTTATTAGACCAACGAGTCATAACGAGCACAATCTTACCGCCTGGTTGTAAACGTTGTCGTGGTCCTGATGTATACCACTCGTAAGCAGACTCCATGGCTGTTGGAGATAAAGCATCTTGTTCTGAATGTGGGTCGTCAATAATTAGAAGATCTGCACCACGTCCTGTGATCGCACCACCAACACCAGCTGCAAAGTATTCACCACCCTGTGCTGTCTCCCAACGTCCTGCTGCCTTTGAGTCTTCTTGTAATCTTGTTTGAAAAATTTTTCCGTAGTCCTCACTATCAATTAAATTTTTTGCCTTACGACCAAACCTCACGGCTAATTCACCGGTGTGGGTTGCTTGAATAATCTTGAGCTTTGGATCACGGCCCACCATCCAAGCCGGAAGTAAGTATGAGGCAAACTCCGACTTAGTATGTCTTGGGGGCATGTTAACTATCAGACGAGTTATCTCGCCTGATGCTAATTTATTAAATTTGTCAGCAATGTGTCTGTGGTGGGACCCCTCTATAAAATCGGGCCACATACACTTTACAAAAGATATAAAATCATTTTTAGCTTTGTTCTGTATCTTTTTTTCAGCGTGTAATACTTGCAGTTGTTTAAATTTTTTACGAACATCTGCAGGTAGTTTACTTATGTCTATATTATTCAATTCCATAAAAATTTTTTAAAAAATTTTTTGCATCACATTTAAGATGTTCAACATGTTTTTACCAGCTATAACTGTCTAAATCAAGCAATACAACCTAGAGTAGTGGGACCCCTTTTACAAAAAGGGGTGGCCCGGCCACAACTTATAATTGATTTTTGGATTTAATTTGGGACCCCTGGCGGCGTTAGCCGCCAGAGATAAGGAGCTAGTCTAGTAATGTCATGTATGCTTTAGCATTCATCTTACCAAACTTATGTAAACCTTTTTGCACAGTCTTATAGTCCTCGTCTATTTCTGCCTGTTTAATCATAATGTATAACTTATATTCTTCTGGAGTTAACATTGTTGATTGACCTGAAAAAGGGTTTGTTGTTTTAATTGTTCTTTCTGTCATAATATATATCCTATATTATCCCTTATGCATTGTCAACTACTTTTTTTTCAATGGTCCAATTATTCCAATTATAATAACCATTGTTGTTTGTTTCTTTTACAGGGTCCTTGATTGGTGTTTCTAGTGGCTCTCGTCTTGGCGCAATAGATACGACAGCCTCAGTATGTTTAGCCATAAAATCCATTAAGCATTGATGATTACAAAAGAAATCCCATATGTTGGCGCCACCATTGCCAAACATAGAGCGACCATATTTGTTTGTAACTTTTTTTGTTCGTAAAACTTTGTTGCCTTTACTGCCTCTTACTCGGTCAACTGTGTGTTTAGTATGACATTCTGGACCATGGCACCAATTAAAACTCATTAATGCCTCACTTTCCACGCAGTATTGGCAGTTCTATATCCATGTGCGTCTAAATCATAATAAACATAATAAGGAACACCTTTTTTAGATGTGCCATATCTGCTTTTTTCGTCGTGTTTTCCTCGTCTTGTTATGTGCTTTTTGTGCTTGTTAGCCCAATAAGTTATATAAAATGTTTTAGTCATTTATGCCTTTCTGTTATGGGATTATCTTATAGGATAATCCCATAATTGTCAATAGTTAATTTACACTTTCTGCATTATTTTTTTCGTATAATAACCTCGCTTTTATTTTATCTGCTCTTGACTGATTTTTGTTTTTCATACCTTTAATTCTTTCAGCAAGATTTTTAGGATTATAAATAACTAGCCCTGTACTATTAGTTCTAATTATTTCTGCGTCAGTAATATTTAAACCAAGTTCAGTACAAAGTTCCAATGCCTCGTCTAAATATTTATAACCTTTTAGACCAATTTTAATTTCTTTCATTTGGTCTAAAATAGATTTAATCCATTTGTGGTGTGCAATAACAAATTGACCTTTTGCCTGTTTCCACTCTTGCAACATCATAAACTCTTGTTCAGTACAAGCAATAGACCTATCACGACAATAATTTCTACCAATTAAATCTAATTGATATTTTTCATTCCACTCTTTGCCATAACCTTTGTCGTCGTCGCCAAGATATTTATTATTGTTGTCAGTATATTTTGTTTTATGTGGGTTGTTATCTTTGCCCTCTTGTTCAATCAAAATATCAGGATTACAATTTTCTTGTGCCTTTAGTTCATCACGAAACAAAGCATAGCCATATTCATTTTCTCTTGAATATGAAGAATTGTTTTCAGTATCTATTGAACCATTTAAACGAAAGTCAAAATGTTTTTCAATAGCTTTTTGTTCCATAATGGGATTGTTGTCGTAATCTCTACTTTCCACCTCGCCCATGTAATGAAAATGAAAGCAACTATCTTTTGCGATAGTATCAACATTTTCAAACTTGTCTTGCAGATATTGTGCCTTTGCAACATCATCTAAAGTATAATGTCGTCTAACAATTTTTTCTGCAACTTTCCACGCATTGTCGTTCAAGTCAATTTGTTGTCCTTTCAACTCATCATACTTTTGTTTTTCTTGCGTGTCCTCTTGTTCAAGATGTACTCGCATACGATTTGCGATTTTATTTCTGTACTCTTGGTTTAGTCTTATTCTAGTCATTTTACCTCTTTCTGTATTTATTTTTTGCATGATTTGTTTTTAACACTTGACAAAAGGATTGTCAAGTATTATATAGGATATATGAAATTAGTTATGGCAACGATATCTATAATGGCAAAGCATGACATAAGCTAGTTTTGGGACAACTTCTGGTTGTGCTGTACGTCACACCGCAATATGCCGTCTTCGTGCAGTGAACAGCCAGAACTGATCCCTGAGCTGTGTAGCGTATCAAAAAAAGATGCTAAGTTAGGGTTTGTTATCAACTACACTAACCTATACAGCTCTGGGATCAGAACTAGGTAGGCGCCTGTTTCGACGGGCTATATTCTAGGTCGCGATTCCTGATGGGAATGGGTGAGTAGGGATGCATACTGGAAACCCCGCCTATTAGCCACTAGTACTGATCCCTGGTCCTATTAGTGCTGGCAAGACTGCAGAAGCGCCGGTGTGAAGAGGACCTGGGATCAGTCAAAGCGACAAGCCGCAAGCTTCAAGCGTCAAGCCTCAAGCTTGACAAATAAAGATTATAGGATTATAAAGGATATATGAAAACAGAAACAGCATTAAAGATTATAGGAGGCAGCCTGAGCAAGCCTTCAAAAATGCCAGGATGGTCGATAGGTTTACCTGCCAAAGAGTGCAAGACAGGCGCCAAGCTCCAGAAGGTCCCTGGCTCTGTCTGTTATGACTGTTACGCCATGAAGGGCTGCTACGTGTTCAAGGTTGTCCAGAATGCACAGTATCGAAGGCTGGCGGCGATTAAGTCACCGCAATGGGTCAACGCGATGGCGCACCTGATCAACAGCAAAAAGCCGGATGTATTTAGATGGCATGATAGCGGAGACGTTCAGGATCTGGATCATCTTAAAAAAATTTATGAAGTCTGCAGGTTGACACCTTCTAAGCGTCACTGGCTCCCGACTCGTGAAGCATGGATAAAGGATCACCTGTCAGATAAGCCAGACAATTTAGTCATACGATTTAGCGCGCCCATGGTTGACCAGCGGGCGCCTGCTTCGTGGCCTAACTCTTCGGAAGTGGTGAGCTCTGGGGCTAGCTGTCCAGCTGCAAAACAAAATAATGAATGCAGAGACTGCAGGGCCTGTTGGGACAGCTCAATTAAAACAGTTTCATATGGGAAGCATTGACATGTGGAGACACCCAAAATATTATAAAGAATTACGAAAGCTACGTAATAAACTGGATCAGGCCATTAGCGAACAAGCTTCGACGGAAGTATCTAGCGTGCGTCCTGGTCCGGGCCTTAAGCGTCAAGCTTCAAGCACCAAGCTCCGTGAGCAACAAGCGACAAGCGTCAAGCCCCGAGGCACAAGCGTCAAGCTTCAAGCCGCAAGCATCAAGCTCCAAGACTCTTGAGCCACGGAAAAGTTTCAAGCACCCTTGATCAAGGGCCTCGACCAAGATAAAAGTATTGTTAGGATGTTTCACATGAAAGGCAATTTGATGTGGAGACAGACGTACCTTGTTACTCTTCGTAACTTTAAGTTCTAGTGTAAAAAAGTGGCTGTTAGCATTGTAACCCAATAGATCAGGAGTACCGGATAGACTAAGATTTTCAAGTCTAATCCACGATATTTCAGGTATAAATTTTTTAATTTTTGCATATAATTTTCGCTCGGGTTTCAAGGTAACTAGGGCTTTCTAATCCGGTGTTTTAGGAGCGATAATTATCTTTTCTCTCGTAGGTTTGAATACAACACGGATAGCACTTTGTCCAATTATATTTGACTCTTGCACTTCAATTCTTTTTATTTCTTCAAGATGACCATTAACTTCCATAAAGATACGAGCATTAGAAACTCCGTTACCTCTTCTGCCATCAGTAAATTGATTCAAGTATTCCTGTAGATGTTTAACAAACATTATTGACTTTATAGGATAGTTACCTTAAATTGTCAATCATGGGATTACCAAAAAGACTTACAGAGATGCAACAAAGATTCGCCGAGTTTTTAGTATTTGGTGGACCTGATGGACCAATGACTCAAACAGAGGCAGCACTCGCTGCTGGTTACAGTCCCAAACGAGCAAGACAAGAGGGATCAGAACTTTGTAATCCAAAACACTCTCCACTTGTCGTAAAATATATTGGTCAACTAAAAGAAGAAAGACTTAAAAAACATGAAGTGACTTACGAAGGACATGTTGCTGAACTTGCTAGACTTCGTGAGGCCGCTTTAAAAAAAGGATCATTTTCTTCTGCAGTGAATGCGGAAGCAAACAGAGGAAAAGCAGCAGGGTTATACATAGATAGGAAAATAATAAAAACAGGAAAACTAGAGGACCTATCAGAACAAGAATTAGAAGCAAAGATGAAACAGATATTAGACGATTACGGACAGTTAATTGATGTGACTCCATCTAAATCTTCTGAATCTTCTTTACCCAAGCCCGAGGAATCATCGTCCGATCCCCAAAAGTAATACCGTCATCATCTTTATCGTAAGATGCAAATAATTTTACAGAGTTTTTATCTTTAGAATATAGCCAACCTTCATTAACTGGTCGTGCTAATTTCATTTTATCAAACTCTTTATCAGTAGCCCAGCCAGAGTCACTGACGCAATCGATCCACTCCACTCTAACTTTCGGATAAGGTATATCGGTGGACTTATCAGTTAACGATACTTTTCTTCTTTTCCTAGGCATAATTTGTTTTTACCATTGCGACACCTATATGTCTAAAAATTTTTTATACGCGCTAAAAATAAAAAAAAGTTGAAAGGTATCGCAGATGCTTAAAATTGACCTATAAGCGTTGGTATTATTGACGAATAGTTGCGACACCCCCCCCGTCGCAAGGGTATCGCAAGGGTATCGCAAGTGTCGCAAAATTAAGGGCAAATAGTGAACAAACCACTATTTTACAAATTTGCGATACCTGTGCGATACCTGTGCGACCCCTGTGCGATACCCTGGGTATCGCATTATAATACAGTTTTTGCCTTATTTTCGACACAATATTTCCTCATTACGGACAACTTTTCTTCTGCTTTGCCTATCTGACCCAACAGTTTGTCCACCTCTCCTGTGATATCTGTATGTTCCGGTATTACCATGTTGTGATCTTCAATACATTGTATTTTATATAATGCATCTTCAATCTCAGCCTCGTATCTCTTTAGAAGCGTTCTAAACAACCTATCGTTCATCTTTGTCCTCCTTTGTCACAATGTTGCCATATTTATCCATGTACATTAAGAATAGCTTCTTACCATCAAAATAGTATCCATGAAATTCTAATTTATTTTTCATGTTTCCTCCTAACTCCTGTTTGTCTTAAATCTTTATTTTGAGCATAATTGATAGCTTGTGTTCTACATTCTTTTGCTTTAAAATGTTGTCCGTCTTTTTCCAACCAATCAGCATGATTATTTAATATCTTGTTCATCTCGGGTGAAGTCTGTCGCCTTAATTTGTACATTTGCTTTCTCCTTTTCATCAAATTTTAGGTCATGATACATGTTCAATCTTTTTAAAAACTTGTGTTTCCATTGCCTTAATTCTGCTCCACTTACAACAAACTCTTGATAATATAGGTCAGGAGTGCATACCATTATTACACCTTGTTCTATTTTAGAATTATGCACATAGTCATGTGCCATACAATATGCAGCTATTTGCATAAAATAATCTTCTATCCAATCTTCTCTTTTAGGTCTATTTGCTTGTTTAAAATCTACAACAGTATCTTTGCCATTATGTACGCAAACCAAGTCAGTAGACCCAGCGTATAACCCAGGGTAATACAATGTGACTTCCGACCCGTAGTATTCTTCAACTGGTGCAAGACCAATTTCAATAACTTTTTGGGCCATGGCTTTCGCCTTCTGTCCGAGTTCTGTAAGATCATCGTAGCCAGTGCCGAGTATATAGTGCTCCAAGAATTTGTGCATGGCAGTTCCCCGCCTTGAAGATAAATTTTTGATTCGTTCTGCTTCTTGTTCACCAACTTTCTCCTTCCAATCTTTTAAAAACTGTTGATTTTTTGTAGCGCCTAATATCGTAGTTACAGACGGAAGTCTAGTCCCATTTACATCATAGAGCCGTGATCCGTGTTCCTCGATCCGTGATGCATCAACATAGGTATACTTGTCGTTGTACTTGATAGCCTTACCAATGTTGTGATATTCTTTTATATCTTCATCACTCATCATAGTTTATTTTTTAATTCTTCAAGATACTTTTCTTCTTCAGTCTCTTCTTTTACCAAAGCACCTTTTTTAATTTGATTCAATGGCGCTGAATCATGGACGTTGCCTGATACAGATACTCTCACGCAATCAGAATGAAAAGGCATTACCCAATGTTTCAACCAGGCAGGAAAAATAAACATATCGCCATCTTTAGGAAAATAAGATTGATAACTTACACAATCTCTAGGTCCTTCGCCATACATAAATTGTATACCTCCAGGTCCACAACTTCTCCCTTCATACTTTTTATTCTCTTCTTTTAATTTATCAGGTATTGATAGATATATTACAAAAGATAACTTACCATCATGATCATGTGGTGGATTAAACTCATGTTGTCTTTGAAAGTTACACCAAAGAGCTGTTAATGTATATTCTGGTTTTCTTTCAAATCTTTTATTTTGATATCTTTGATATGCTTCATCATACACACCAAGATACGGAGATAAATAAGGTATAATTTTTTCACGTTGCTTTTCATCATAACCACGTTCACTTGCAATCTGACCTGCAAGTTTTGATTTATAATCTATTTCTGTTTTCTTTGCTTCTTCAAGAAGAATTTGTCTAAAGTCTTCAAGTATGTTTACTTTAATTAAACAAGGTCCCCAATTGTATGTGTGAACTTCTAACTGTACATCTTTTTTTTTCATTCTAAACTCATTGCCTCCTTATACTGTTGCATGCTAACCACATTACCATCAAATATGTGTGGATCATAGTGGTCTATAATTTGTTCAACTTTATGTAATTTTGTTTTAGACCAAGGCCAAATTAATCTACATACTTGGTATGCATCTCTAAATGTACAACGCCATTTATATTGCATCAAGTATTTTGTGCCATCTTTTCGTAAACCTTTTCTAGGTTTTCTAACAACAGTTCCAACGGCTAATATTTCGTGAACCCAACGTATTACATGTTCATCAGTCATTGTTATCTCCATGCTAATTCTTTGCGACATGGAGTATCTATGACCTTTACCGTTGTGTGCTTTCTTTTTTTCTTTTCGTCTAGCAAAATAAATACTACCTTCGCCATCGAATAGTCCTGCGATATACGCAGCATCTTCATTTGTCATATTTCCTCACATATATTAATATACCCATTACAATAATTGAAACCACGACACCTATAAAAAACAAACCTTCCATATTAACCTCCATGCTTTCCGTGCACGTACTCGCATGAAGGCAAAGGCTCCACACCTCCACGGTACTCTACCGCTTCTAAGGTTGCCGTACAGGGACTAGCGCTAGGCATTGTATGGACGGAGGTCCTTTTCAAATCGTTATTTTTTATAATCCATCGAACTGTTGCAGTCGTTGGATCGAATCCATCAAACTCAAACTTAGTGCAGTTTGTTAGAAGGACCGTCATCAATAAGATTATCGTCAACTGTTTCATAAAATTCTCCTTCTGAGTCACAATCCCAACACTGATGTACTTCACTTCTGTCTCTAAAATCTAGTGCAGGGTCTCCATCAATTTTTGCAACTCTAACATACCCATTACCGTGGCATGTCTCACAAATGTGTACCTTAACTCTACCCTTTTTTAATTTTGCCATTTAACTTTTTCGCTTTCTCGTTTGCTATTGATTCTATTGTCTTTGCTATTGATAACTTTGCATCGGGCAATAATATCTTTGATAACTTTTCTAAAATAGCATATGTTTCTTTTGTCAGTGAAACATTTTTGTATTTACTCATGTCTGTCATGCGTGTTTCCTTTCATATTAATTAACCATATATAGGTGATTTTATAGGATTGTCAATGAAATTTTTATTAAGTTTAATAATTTGTTCACAAGTTGCAGGTACTTGTATGCCTCCATACGAATGGCCAGAAACATTTAACACTCAATATGATTGTTTGACATTTGGTTATGAAGAATCTTTAAATAAAATAAAAGAAATAGGTAGAGAAGAAGTCAATAAATATAACATGTATATTAGATTTGTTTGCACACCTGACCCAAGCATTTGACAATATGGCAATATTATGGTATGGAGAAATTAATTTCTCACCATTACCTACCCTTGTTTTTCCCTCTTTAGGGTAGGTTTATCTACACATACAGCCAATCATAGATCCACTACCATCATTCATGATGTGTAGGTTTAGTGTGTCGACGTAGCCGGTTAGTTTAAGTCTGAGTATATCACACAACTCAAAACAATCGACTTTAGTTACCAACTCTATACCTTCTAACATTTTATCTGTTACGGGTATTAGTTGATACAGTCCGTCGTTTAGTATTATTAGATCCATCATGTACCTTTGTTCCGTGATTCAAAACACTTTTTAATCCAGATGCTTTCATGTTCATGTCAACACCATAAGATTTCCATGCTTGTTTCATTAAGTTTAACTCTAGCAATAAACTAGACCATTGTCCTTGCAATGCACCATTTACTTTTATTGTTATTATTTTCTCTTTCATATTACCACGGGTATCTTGTTAAACTAGAATGAGCATGGCTTTCATAAGTTGGTTGCACTACTACCTGCGGTACCATTGATGTAACTGGTTGTATTGGATACACACCCCATTTTTCTTGATAGTCAAAAGGACCTAAGATTTTAAGATCTAGTTCCTTCTCTTTTATATCGTTATATCTTTTTAACTCTTTTATTAATGTATTAAACATTTTTTCCTCACTTTCTAAATATAATATAGGATATCAAAGGATATCTGTCAACCCTTTATTTTCCCTGACCCCGGTATTTTTTGAACATACGTCGCTTACTTTTGTTCATTTTGCACAAGCTAGGGTTGCGTCCAATCGAAGTTTTATGAAATACAGGTTCGTGTGCAACTTTTGCGTATAAACCTTTAGCTTTCTTGGCCATCGAAATATTGATCTACTTTTGACTGTAAGGATTCTTTGTGTAAGTGTGGAATGTAACTTATGACACCATTTACATGTTGTTCTAAATCTGCACCACATGTTAAACATCTAAAAAATTGTTTTGTTAATCCTACCAACATTGTATATTCTTCGCAAGTAGGACACTTACCATTAACTATTTCTGCTTGAAATCTGAAATTTTTTTCTGTCATAAACTTTCTTATTCTTTATCACAATTTGACGGTAGCGTCTATCTCTTAAATGTTTTGCAACTTTATTTGAGGATGAGTTTTTTAATCGATTTTGATCCATCAATATTATCTTCTAATTCAGCTTCAGATTTTATACATTTATAAGATACAGATTCGCTGTACTGTCTCTCCGCTTCACGTTTCCCGCGAAGGCACATCGCCATCGAGTCTTGAATACGAGCTTCTTTAATCTCTCCATTTACAAACATCAGTAGTGCTATTACAGTCTCTATCATTGGTATGTACTCCCGTTTTTATAATGCATTTCTCTGTTCTGGTCTTTAAGTTTTTCTATATCTTCTAAAACTTTATCCATTTGTTTTCTTAAAAATTCTATGTTTACTTTATTTAAAGCCATGGACTCAATATGTGCATTTAACTTGTCCGTGGTCTTGTATAAATCCTCGATCATCATAAATTGCTCGGAATCTGCAGGAAGCGAACCTAATTGACCCCGCGGCCATTTGATTCTAAACTCTGTATTTTCAGTCAAATCTTTTTGCATTAACTCTACCTGCGTAGATAGTTTGTTTTGAGTCTCAATGATACCGAAATAAGCCCAGGTCCCAATCGCGACCATCGTAATCAAAGAGACTACGGTCTTCATCGGCATCTGCACACGTGCTTCGTCTGATATATCTAAAGGTTTTTTACTCATGCTTTGGTTTTGGTGGCGGGATTATATAATTTTTTTCATCAATTTTCAATGATGGGTTTTGTATAGGAGCTGCACAAAGTGTCAACAAACATAACAAAATTATCAGTATTGCTGTGAATCTGTAATCCATAGCTACCAACCTTGGTCATTATTTTATAATCAAAGCTATTACTAAAACAACAAACACAATGCTTTCAACTTTATGATTTGTCCAATAGTGAACTGCTTTATTTTTAATTTTATCAATCATTTTTTTTCTCCTCAATTTCATAGAAGAACTTGTCTGTGTCTTCTGTGCGCCAAGCCCTACTATCTTCTACGTTCCACTCAGATGTCTGCACTTTCCAATCAGGAATATTATCTTTCACAGTGAAAGAAGGTATGTCCCATATACATCTATTGTTTGGTTGTGCTGCAAAATTGCCATCATCTAATGCAATTATGTGAGCGCACTTGTGTTCGTGCGGAATCTCTGAATGATCAGTATCTAGTATGTTAGCCTCTGGATGAGCAAAGTCAATAGTAAATAAGTATTTACCAGAGTGCCATTTTTTATCTTTGCCTATGTATTTACCGGCTTGTGATTCTAAAATATCCCAAGAAGTGACAGCAGGATAATAAGAAAAACAATTCCAGAGCTGTAGTTCATCAAGTCTTCTTGTGGGCACATCGGATGGTTTAAATCCCTTTTGAATAAACGCGCTAATTGGTAAGCGATAAAATATTGCACCGTTTTCCATAATAGCATGCCATAATATGCTACGACCTGTGAGAGCTGATATACCAAAGATAATACAATCTTCAACTTCTCCATGATGTTTTTGTAAATCATATAAATACTCTCTTCTTATTTGTGCATATACTGGTGGTATGTTTGCATTTAAGTAAGCCATAGTTTATCCTCATTTTATTGTACCCCAGTTTGGTCCAGATTCATAGTCTACTTTGTTCTTAACCTCTAGGGGTATGGTTTCTTCCATTATACTTTTGATCAACTTTGATTCGTGGTCCGTGGTCGAAAAACAAAGTTCATCGTGTATTTGTATATGTGGTATTATACCTTTTTCATATAAGTCTACCATAGCCTTCTTTGTCATATCTGCAGCTGACCCTTGTATCAATCTGTTTAAAGCTTTGTATGTAAAAGCTGGTGTGTAGTATCTTTCAAAGTAATCCATGTAATTTGGATCTATTTTATTTTCTTTAAATTTATCTAACATTTCAGCTTTAAATGCTTCACGTGCTTGTTGCTCTGTATATAATGGCACTTCATTAAATCTATTTGTTTCAGGATTCCACTCTTTGTTTGTTGTCTCCCACTTATCAAATCTACAAAATCTATCATGCAAGGTAAATAATAATTTATTTTCTTTTGCAAATTCTATTAGCTCTTGTGATAACTGACGTACAAAAGGCACACGACTGTGATACTCGTTAAATAATTCTTTAGCCTGTCTTTGATCTAGACCTAACTCTTTTTGAAGTTTTATCTTACCCATACCATAGAAAAGACCTAGGTTGATTGTTTTTGCCTGTTTCCTGGAGATATTAGCCATGTCAGCGACTATCTGATGGAAATCGGCATCATCCCTATCAAATTCATCTGCAAGGCTCTCCGTGCCTGGTAGACCTAATTTAATAGCATAATGCACTACAATACGTGGTTCTTGTTGTGAATAGTCAAAACTACCCCATTTCTTACCATCTTCAGGTATAAATAATTCTCTCATCTTTTTACCTATGTACCCTTTAGATGGTATTTGTTGTAAGTTTGGATTTGACATACTAAATCTACCGGTGACTGTGCCACCAGAATCTGATCTTATTTGATTTATATCTGCATGTATTCTACCATCGTGTACATATTCTAACAAACCATCTATAAAAGTATTGACTGCTTTGTCATATTCTCTTGCTTTTGCAATCATACGTAAACATTTATCACTGTGTGTTTTTAAATAATCTTTTGGAAGTTGTGGCATTTTAGATTTGGGTGTAACTTTATAATCTTTAATACGTCTATTATCTAATAAATTTTTTATAGAAGCTGCAGCCCATATATCAACTTTAATTGTGGTAACACTTTCTATTGCATCTACGATTTGTTTCGTACGTTTTTTAAGATGTCTACCAAACTCAATAGCTTTTGCTACATCTATTTTAACACCTTTAAACTTCATCTCAACTAAACACAAAAATAATTTTGTTTCTAACTCAAATATTTGTCTACAAGTCTTTTGCTCTCCATCATCTTTAGTGTATAATACTTCGTCAATTTTTTTATTAAAAAGATTCCATAGCTTATAAGTTAAGTTTACATCCTGCTTTGCATATTCTTTTACAATTGATGCAGGAAGTTTGTGCATGTTAGTCATTGGGTCTTTGACTGTACCACCAGACCATTCTAATGTTTTTTGTTGTAAATCGTATTTATATTTTTCTTCATTAAGATAATCTTTTGACAGTGAATCAAGTGAGTATCTAAATCTATTTTCGTCAATAACAGATGCAGCTATCATAGTATCTACTATTCTACCTTTTATCATTTTACCAGTAACAGCTCTAATCCAACACACATCATACATTGCATTGTGAAATACTTTTGTAATTTTTTTGTTTTGAAATATTTTATCGTTTAATACTTGCCATATTTTTTCTATTCTATCGTAGGCTATGTCAGTGTCGGAGTGACGTAATGGAAAGTAGGCTATGTCATTGTTTGTTGCAACTGCTATGCCACAAACAAAACCATCTTTCCGTATTGCACCTGATCCTTTTGTTTTTAAATTTGGATCGTAAGTTTCAATATCTATTGCAACTGTGTCTACATCTTTTAAATTTAAATCCTCTGGTGTATTACACATTGTAATCCCTCTCTATAATCATTTCTATAAAATGTATCGCTTTCAATAAATCTTCCTTACCATTCTTGTCCTGATGACGTATGATATATTTTATAGCACAACCTTCAGGATATAACAACTTATTCTCAACTACAAACTTGCTCGGCTGTATGACATACTTTTGATAGTGACTTCCGCCGTGCTGCTTGTCCCAAACATTTTTCTTTTTCATCTTACCCCCAGTGTATAATCTGCTTGCGATGATACAGTCCAACAATCAAACTTGCCTCTACTGTATGCAACATATTTTAATCTTAATTGTGTAAAGTAATCTTCTGGTTGAAACCTAGAGATATCTACAATTACATTGTCAAATGTAAGTCCTTTTATTTTGTGAATGTTAGCATATTTAACTCTTGGTTTATCTTCGGACCAACCTTGACGAATAATTTTTTTTATGTAAATCATTCTTTTATCAAAGTCTTCTTGTTTCAAACCTTTTTTTAATGCTATTAATGCAAAGTCTTTTTGTTCAACAGAAGATTCTTTTAAAAGTTTTAATTTAATTAAATCGTGTATGGTGTAATCTTTTTCAATCCAACCCTCAAAATCATACTCTCCTTGTTTATAAACAATTACTTTGCTACCCATGTATTGCCAAAAATTTTTTATTTGTTGTAGAGACACAGGTTTACCCTCTATAAACTCTGGCCAAATTTTATGACACTCTAACTCTTTATTTGATACGTAAACAGAGCTTTCTAAATGTGCAAATCTTATACCATGTCTAATTAAAAAACTTCTTACCCAAGAATCCACAGGTTTTTGACGATATGTAAATAAAAAAGTTTCTTCTGTATTTTTTATTTTATCTAATAATATTTGTAGCGCGCTACAATTTCTATCTAAACTAGGTAATTTGTAATGATTTCCAACTACGTCTGTTGGTTTCCATATCCTGTGTGTTCCGTATTCATCCCAAATAGGTTTTATAATTTCTTTACAATATGAGTTTATAGTTTGACTACATCTATACCCTTGCTCTAACTCTTTAGCACCTTTTGATAGACTATAAAATTCTTCTGAGTCTGCACCAGCCCATTCAAATATAGTTTGGTCAGGGTCTCCAACAAACCAATACTCTTTTGCTTTTATAGCAATTTTATCTAAAGCTATCTTTTGAGTCCTGTTACTATCTTGTGCCTCGTCAACTATCAAAGCATCTATGTCAGGGTCTACTGCTTTTTCTATAAATCTTTTTATCATGTCATGATAATCCAATTTACCGTTTTCTTTATTGTACTTTTCTACTATCGGTAACATATTTTCAATATCGGTTATGGAATAACCATGATATTTTTTATTAGATTTTTTCCAATGTTCTTTTAAACTCCTGTTAAATCCGTAAGCCTCCTTTACAAATTTAAAATAACCATGTTCTCTATTTTCAAAAGCATCAGCTGTAACTTTGTGTCTTTGAAAAATTGTATCTATTCTACATAAATTTTTATAATCATCGTAATCTAAAACCTCTTCACCTATGGTTGCTTTCTTTTTACAATATCTGTGTATGGTGCAAATGTTATATTTTAATTCTTTTTTAGTTACATTTTGCATCTCTGGTAGTTTTAATATCTCATCTCTTATTTCGTCAGCTGCTACATTTGTGTGTGATAAAATTATTATATTTTTGTAATTAAATTTTTTTAAAAGTTCAGAGTATTTACCTGTAATAAATCTAGAAGTTTTACCAGTACCTGGTGGACCCACCATAAAATTAGGTTGCTTCATTTATTATCTCCTTAAATTCTCCATCAATAATTAAATCTTCTTGCTCCAATCTTTGATTGATTAATTGCCATGATACACAAGATTTATTATTAAACTTTCCGTGTTTCTTTTTTGCTTTCAATATATTTTGACATTTAATTACTAAATCAACCCTCGCTAAATTTACTTTTTGTTTATGTAAATAATCTTCAAATTTATCTAAATTAAATTCTAATATATTTTTTTGCATATTGTAATAAGGTAGACCAAAGTTTGCTAATTCTTTTTTGTTTGTGTACGCTTTTTCTTCTGCAATATAATTTTTAAAATGTTTTACAAATCTTAAATCCTCTTCTGCCTCTTCAACATAGTTTGTAGACTTTTCTCTTGCTTCATACTTTCTACGCATAATCTCCTCAAAGTCTGCAGGTTTCATTTCTGGAATCCAAACAGAAGCTTTACTTATCACAGCATCATAAAATAATTTTTTATTTCTAAGTGTAGGACCGTCTACTGTAATAGTTTTTTCAACGGCCTCACCCTGCACTACAGCATTTATTTTTACAAAATATCTATCACTGCCATACTCTATTATTTGTCCGATAGATTGTTTTGCTTCTTCGCTTGTAGCCTCTTGCACGCCAATCCAACTAAACAATGTTGCTATTGTTTTTGTGGAGCACCCAATAATCTCTGCTAGTTTTGGCATACCAAATTTTCTATTTGCTTTCTTATGTGTAGTTCCTTTTTTCTTTCTTTTTTCTGATTCTTCATCTTTTGCTGCTATAGAAATTTTATATACAAAATCATCTATATCATCTACGCTCCACTCTGTATGTTTTAACAATACACCCGCCATGGCAGTGCAGTAATCGTCTCTTTGTCCAGACCCTGCATAAGTAATACATAAGGCTGCAGCTAAAGCAATCTTACCAAGATCAACTTTAAGATTACCTGGGTATTCATCTATGCCATCATATTTAACCCATTGAACTATTTCGTTCGTTGTATGATATTTTGTTTCTGGAACTAATGTATATTTGTTTGCGCCATGCCTTATCTCGCATAATGTTGCGCCATGACCATAGTCTTTATAATAATTTTCTAATTCTTTTGGTAATGCAAATTTCTTGTAGTCTGATGTTCCAGACCAAAGATAATGACTTGATGGATTATTTCTTCTACCAAATATTGCGCCACATGATTTTATATGGTCGCTTGTAAATCTTTTAACAACAGGATTATCAATATCAAAATCTATGTATTGATCTAATCTAAGTCCTATCTGTTTTGTTGAGTGTTCTATTCTCCATTCTTCTTTCGTAATTTTAAAATCAGGGTCGGACCATTTCTCAACCACAGCCTGCTTTGTATCGCAGGGTATGATTACCCGTCCCAGATCTATCCAATCTTCATACGTAACCGGTGCTTTATTAATCTTCTCACTCATAAATAAAAAGTGGGCGTTTCCACTCTCGCTTAGACGCCCACTACCTAGGATACTATAAATTCAAAGATTTTTTTGTTTGCTCTTGAACTTCAGGTTTTGCTTGGATCTCACCCTTACCTACAGATTCTGCAAAAGCTTTTGCCGAGTCATAGATAGTTTTATCTGTGACTGGTCCTACCTTTGCTACATCCCAACCAAACCATGTTCCTTTGTCGTTAGACATCTGAACAGTGGATAGTTTATAAATGTGGCTGTAAGTTGGCGGAGTAAACAAACCATTCTTACCCTGCATTTTAATACCCATCATCATTGAGTTCCACTTTCTACTAACTTTAAGTTGAGTAGATTTCATGGAAATCAAAGCTGTAGATGGATTATCACCGACAGTTAACACAAAGTGGCTTGCAGTATTTTCAAGATAGTTACCGTTTGCTAATCTATCTTTATAGTCTTTACCTCTAGTGGTTTGACTAATTATATCACTGTCTGCCTCGTGAATTGCAACAGGTGCACCAGTGCTGGTACCTCTGTCTTGCCACTCAATGTATTGTCTTTTGTAAAAGACTGGCACAACTTCTATTGTGTCATACAACTGATTGGTTACAGTATTTATGATTTTGCCTGGCTCTGCGCCCTCGACATATTTACCATCTCTTTTGTTTACCTCCGGAGATAGTTGTCCCAAAATTTTTAAGAAAGGCAACGCAAGATCTTCCTGCGATATATTTTGAGCACCTTTGTTTGCATCAGCTTCCATATCAAATGTAGCTAGTGCACCATTCTTTTTTTCTGTTACTTGGTTCATGTTACTTGTTCCTTTTTATTGTTGTTTTATTCTCCGAGAACACCCCGAAGATTTCCGTTGGCATTTCTTT